TCACCTCTAGCGTGATGTTTGCCGCCGTCGTGTCGCCGGTCGTGCAGAGAACTTCCAGCGAGCGATACGGGACAGGCTCAAGACTCGGGGAGCGAAGGTGCGCCCATGTCCTCTCGCGCACCAAAGGATCGCCCGCGAGATCGTGATAGTCCCGGCTCATGCGGTACAGCTTGGAGCCGCCGGCAACGTAATGCACGTTGTTGAAATAGAAGTGATGAACCACGCGCGAAGGAATCCAGTCGCCGCCGTCCTTCTCCCCGCGCTCGTGCCATTGTTGAGTCGCCAGGTCATAGGCCCACGTCGTTTCAGCCCCAGGGATGTCGAACAGCGCGAACTCACTCCCGGCATCCTGATAGGACCAGACGCGAGCGCTTGCAATGTCCGTTGACTTGGCTAGCTGCTGCTCGATGCTTTGATTGCTGATGCGCTGGGCCTGGTAGCCGTTGAGCATGTAGACGTAGGGGCCACCCTTGATTGAGGAGCCGACCCAAACGATGGACCCGCCCGCCGTCGTCCACGCGCGATAGCCCACCACCCCCACGTCGATAGGCGTTCCTTGGTAGCGCACAAACGGGAAGTCGGCGCCGCCAGAGTCCACCCACACTTCGATTGATCGTTGACCAAGCAGGTAAAGCTCACGACGGATCACGCATTGCGCAACGATGGTGTCAGGCAGCGTGTCAGCCGACGAGAAATCCAGCGCGTCAAGGGTCGTCGCGTCGTCGATCTGGCTCAGGTAAAAGCGTTCGGTGTCGGGCTCTACAAAGATGAAGTAGCCGTCAAGGAAGTCCACCAACTTAGAGCCGAGCCAGCCGGCCGACATGACAGAGCCGAGAACGTTTGTCGTCAGGTTGAGAACGCTCAAGCTTGTCCCGTCAACGATGGCGAGTTGCCCTTCTCCGTTGACCATTGACACGAAGGATGCGGAGCTAGGCAGCGTGCCGCGAGCCGTGAGGGCTTCGCTAGCCGTCATTTCGTAAAGGGTCGAGCCCGAGACAATGAACGACCGACCATCGGCAGCGCGCATCCCCGAGATGTCGTCGCCGAAGTCATGCACCAGAGAAAGCCCGGGGGCGGATTCGAGGACTGGCGTTCCCTGCTCCCCAAGCCCCTCAACGACCATCATCCACAGATTGATCGAGCGCTGGACAGCCGTCTTCCGGTCGGCAAGCCAGTAGCTAGGCCCGACGCATTGGAGGATCGGCTGACCGGCCATCATCGCCACCCGGAGTACACGTTGCCCTGCACGGGCTTGCCGCTGATGATCGCCGGCTCAATGGATTGCGCCATGAGCCGATTGCGGGCAAGCGCGGCACCCTTGGCGATGCTCGGAGGCACGGCCCCCAGCACAGAAGGCGCAACACGTTCTGCAAGAACGTCAGCAAAGCCGGAGCGATAGCCCTGCGGCATCGAATAGTCGGTGTCGAGGTCCGCGAACTCTTGCACCGATTGCATGACGCGCAGGGTGATAGGCGTTGAAGCGCTGACCACGGGGTAAAAGTAGACGGTAGAGAGCCCGTCCTGCGCGAAGTATTGGGGCAGGCCGCCTTGCAGCGACTTGATGCGGATCTGCTCTTGGTATTGCTCCATCGTGAGCTTATCCAAGGGGAAATCGCCAGCGCCTGCGTTGTATGTGGCGCCCATGATGTTCTGTCCGGGCGTGATGTCGGCCCAGGTCGTTCCGAGGGTCGCAGACGCCCCGCTAAACGTCGCAGACGAAAGCTGCGTGCGCCACAGGAAAGACCCGCTGCCGCTCCATTCGTCGGCAATGTCATTGAGCGCAGACAAGCACATCGCCGCAAGGTCAGCGTCCAGCGCTTCACCCGGAGACAGGCGGTTAAGCCTGAAGCTCAGGGCGGAGGTGATGATCTCGCGCGCCGTGGTCACAGCAATTCTTGGAGCTTCTTCAGGCCCCAGCGCTTGTCGTAAGCAACGCCCCGCGAGTCAAGTTCGGCGCGCACGGACTCAAGCGTGGGCTCTGCTTCTGGAGCGCTTTGCACTTCGCCAACGAACGCAGGCGAATAGCCAAACGCGGTGAGCGCCTTGTGTTCGTTCTCGTCGTTTGCCACGGCATAACCGCCGATGGCTGAATTGGTGAGGTTGAGGGGGTACACAGTCATCCTTCAAAAAGGGGCGGAACCGTTGCCGGAACCGCCCCAAACTTTACCGAGGAGAAACGATCAGGACGTGGCGAATGGCGTGGCGGTCACGCCGGTTGCAACCACTTGGCCGTCAATGGCCCACAGCGTCGAGCTAATGCACGTCACCTTGTAGCGGTCGCCGATGGTGCCGCCAGTCGTGGTGCCGTTGCTGGACAGCGCGCGGATCGTGGTGCCGTTGGCCGGATAGGCCGTCGTCGTCGTGGCGCCGCTGTTGGCAGACACCACCGCGCCCACGAGGAAAGTGCTCGTGTCAGCGGTGATGATCTTCGCGGCGTTCGACGTGATCGTGACCTTCACCAAGAACTCGTAGGTGCAGCCGATCAAGCTGGCCGACGCGGCCGGCAGCGTGTAGACCACGCCAGCCGCCGAATCGAACATGCACAGCGCGCCGGATTCTTCCGGGGCCAGGGTGCGGGTCGAACCAACGTTATCGATGACCTGCCGGAACGCGCCCGGCTGGATCGACGGAATGCCGGGGCTGGTCCGGTGGAGAGTGGAGGGAATGGTTGCCATGTTGGATGCTCCTAGTTGTGTGTCAGTGCTGTTTGCGTGCTAGCTGGTTCTGCGCACACACCACTCAGGCTTGACCACGGCAACGCCATACAGCACGTCGAAGCGGCTGATGAACTTGTTGTTCGTGATGTCGAAGCCGCGCACGAAACGCAGGCTGATGGAGCCCTCATCGGCCAGGCTGGAATTCGCAGCCATGTCCATCCCGCCAGGCAGTTCCTGCTCGGGCGAAACGAACGTGATTGCGTCGCGGTGCCACAGGATGTTCTGGCGGTACGCGGTCGAGGCCGTGCCGGTCTTGACGGTGATCGCCGCAGAGGTGGCCGGGCGAGCGGTCACGTTCTGGAAGGCGCCACCGGCAATGATGGCCGGGCTGATGATCGCCGTCAGGTTGCCGGAACCATCCGAAGCGGCGTCGGCAGTCACAACGAAGTTTTGCAGATAACCGAGGTCCTGCTTGGTTTCCTTGTTGACCGCGTTGACGCCGGCAATCGTGATGATGTCGCCAGCCTTCAGACGGGTAGCAGCCGCAGCCGTCCATCCGTTGGTGACAAGGCTCGTCGTGCTGGCATACGGGTTATCCGTCGCGCCCGCGTTGATCGTGCCTTGGTTCGCGCCGTTGACCACCGGAGAGCCGCCCAGCGTGCCGACCGTGTGAGTCGGGACGTTCTGCGACATGACGAAGTTCAGGCCCAGTGACGTTTCCAGTTCCGCGCTGCGGTACTGGCCCGAGAGGGTGGCCGAAGGATTGAACAGCGTCGCAAGACCCGCCAGAACGCTCGCGTTCGCTTGGGGCGACAGCGCAGCCCAACGACGACCGTCGCGGGGGCAACTCATGTCGTCCATCGGAACCTGAGCGTTCAGGATGTCACCGATGTTGGCGGGGCCGGTGCCGGGCGTGCCGATGATGTTGAAAATCGACTTGTACGCGGCTTGCGCCACGGCCAGGTCCACAGCAGCCGAGATCCGCAGGCCAGCCGGAACGAGGTAGCGTTCGCGGAATGCCTTGTCCACGCTGCCATCGTTGCGGACGGACAGTGCGAGGTCGGTGCTGTTGACTTGGAAGTCAATGCCCAACTCAGGCTGCACCGTGATCGGCACAGTCGATTCGGTCACATCCTGCACGTTCGCGGTCGCGCCGGAGCGAACCGTGAACTCCACCGGGCGACGGGCATAAACCGTCTGACCGGGGGCGTACTTGCCCTTCCACTTGTCGTCGTGGTCGGTGTTCATTCGGCCGAGGAAGGCCGAGTTGTTGTGAGCAATCCGCAGAACCTCATTGGTGATGATGGTTGCGGTTTGGAAACTGTTTGCCATGAAAGCCTCCGGCGCCTCTCGGCGTTAGGAGTTAAGGGGTTAGACCCGGCCGTATCGCTTGTTGGCTTCCGCCATGTAAGCCTTGATATCGGTCGGCATCCGGCTCGTGTTGGCTGCACCGTCGCCGCGCACCTTGGAAAGTGGCGTGGGCGCGTTGCTGGCCTGCGGCGCGTCAGCTTTCTTCTGAGCTAGCTTCGCTTCGATCCGCGCGAGGGCTCGCCCTGCGTCCAGATCATCCATGCGCGCCAGCCGTTCGGCCTCGTCCGCGTTGTCAGGGTCCGTCAAGTACCGGATAACGTCTGCGGGGGCGTCCGTTCGCAGGACCGCCAGCTGCTTTTTCGCATCAGGCACGACTTCCGCGAGTTCGTCGGTCAGCGTTTCAAACTGATCGCCCAACTCACGGCGCAAAGCCTTTGCAGCGGTTGATAGCTTGTCCTGTTCGGCGGCCTGGTTGCTGATCTTCGGCGCCAACTCGGTAGCGCGCTGTGTGACCAGCCTGTCAAGCTCCGCCCGCGTCAGTTGTAGCTTCTCGCCTTCGGCTTGCTCTGCGGCGTTTGTATCCGCATGCTCACTAGCCGGCAAGCGCTGCTGCCTGTACGTGGACAGTTCCGACTCAAGCTCATAGGTTCGGCGCGTCTTGTTGTCGATTCGACGCCGGGCCTTGGCGAGTTCTTTTTCTAGGAACCGCTCGCGCTCCGATTTCTCGGGTTCTTTGGCCTTCTCTTCGGCCTTCTCTTCGGCCTTCTCTTCGTTGCCCTCGGTCTGTGCCGTTTCGGCCTGGGCTTGTTGTTCCTGGGTCGATTCCGTCTCTGCCGCTTCCGCTGCTTGTGACAGTTCGTTCTGCTCGTTCACTTGAAGTCCTTTCGGGGGCGCTTCTCAGCGATGCCCTGGGGATGGCCGCCCTTAGCCGGGGCGGGTGCGGCTTACATCAACAACACCTCTTCTTCTTCGCGCCTGCGCCTTTGCGGGTTGACCAGCGCGCGGATTTTCTTTGCCAGGCGCAGGGATCGAAGCTCCTGCGCGTCATCCATGAACAACATCAGTTCTTCAGCCTTGCGAACGGCTCGCTTGTGCGCCGCTTGATCCCTCTGCTCTTGCTGCCTTTCCCTTGCGAACTGCTCTAGCGGGTCAGGAAGCGATACGGGGGCCGGTTTGGGTGCCCGCGCAACGACAACGGGCGCGATTTCCTCTGCCGGCTTTTGCTTGGGCTTGTCGTCCAGCCGGTTGCGCTTGTATCGAACCGCACCACCGAAGCGCGCGACAGCCTGCGCCGCCTCTGCATAAATGGCATCCCAAGCGGCAACCCCTGCCGAGTAGATCCCGCTCCAATTGCCCGGAGTCACGACACCACCCGCACCGGGCCGGAGAACTTAGACCCCACCGGGGACTGCGCGCTAGTGCCGTCGCTGTTCGTCAGGGTCAGCCACACGTCAGAACCGACAGACGCCGACAAGGTGGAAACGTCCAGCTCAAACAGCGCGCCGCCGTCGATCACTCCGTCTGAACCCTTCAACGCCGGGGCCGTTTGCGCGGCGGGGTTCGTGGACTCAAACACCGCGTACTTCAGGCCCGACAAGCCGGCGCCACCGTTGAGCTGCAGTCGGATTCGCTTGGTCGTCGGGGTAGGCGTGGCACCTTGCCCCATGCGCGGCTGTCTCCACGCGAACACCTGAGGCTTGCCAGAGACAACGCCGCGCCACTGCCACGGGTTGCCGCCAACAACGGTCGTTCCCCCCGTGCCGTTCGGTTTCGGCCATGCAAAGGCCATCGGGGCGCCGCTGGTGACGATGCGCCACGGCTGACGAACCCCCGAAGACCCAGGCGGAAGCGCGCCGCCCGTGCTCCCACTGGAACGCCAGGCAACAACGCCGGCCCGGGAATAGACGTGCCACACGTCAGGGCTCGGTCACCATCGTAAAGTTGAGGTCATCGCAGCTTGTCGCCGTGCAGCGAACAGCGATGGTCGTGCCGTTCATGTCGCCCGAGGCAAAGTCGATTTTGTAGATGCCGTTACCGATTTCGGTTGCCGTTCCAACGCTGCTGTAGGCCCCGCCATCGATGGAGCGCTGCACAGTCACCGTCTTGCCAGTGGTGGGCGCGTGGTTCGTGCTGTCGGTCATCTGGAATTGGAAGGCCGGAAGCGCTTGGTTCTTCTTGATTCCCGAAGCGATAGAGATATTCCCGGCGCTGCTGATGACCAGTGAAGAGAAGTTCGCCGGCCGGGTGAAGACTTGAACCGGGACCACCGACACGTTAGCTGTGCTGGACTTGGCGCTGAAAAGCAGCCGGTCGGCGTTCGTCTCACCTTGGGTCAAGGTCAGTTCGTACAGGCCCGGCGCGTTGGTGCTGGACAGTTCGGCAACCGTGGCGGTTCCGAGAACTGTGACCGCGCCGCCATCCTTTGAGACGTATGGCGTGATGTTCGCCGCGTCACCAGTCTTGGCCGCGCTCGTGGTGGTGTCGAAGGCGTAGAGGGCGATTTTCTGGCCCGAGGTGTTGCGCTGCATTACAGAACCTTTCCGGCCAGGAGAGCCAAGATTGCCCCGCCCTTGGTGCTTGTGGCGCTGGCGGTGTATGAGATAGGTGACGGGTCGGTCAGAGACAGGCTATCGGTGACGCTGATGGTCTTGACCCCTGCGGACCCAGCCGTATAGGTGAACGTGGCGCTAGGCGTGCCAGTGCTCAAGCTCACCGTCGAAGGCGTGAACGTCCCGCCGCCGCCGCCGTCGCTGGGCGTGATCGTGGCCGCCGACGACGTGCCGCCGGCAGGGGTCAACGTCACGGTGAAGTTGCTGGACGCCACCCCAACGACGCCGGAACTCGGCCCGCTCATCGAGTAGCCCGTAGCCGCAGCAGCATTGACCGTCAGACTTGCCGCACTAGTGGCCGTCGTGCCGTTGCTGTCGGTGACGTTGCAGCGGTATTGATCGCCGTTGTTGGCATTGCCGCCGCTTACCGTCGTCGTGGCGGTGGTGTAGCTGGCCGAAGTCCCGCCTGACCCGGTGCTGACGTTTGACCATGAGCCGCCGCTGTTTACGCTGCGCTGCCATTGGTAGGACAGCGCGCCGCCGCTGCTTGTGGCTGTGACGCTGAATCCCGCCGTAGATCCTGCCGTTACCGTCTGATTGCTGGGCTGGACAGTGATTGTCGGGCCTGCGGCTCCGCCTAGCGCCGTGTACCCGCTAGGCGGGCTGGCCGGGCTCTCATTGAGCGTAGCGACGCCGTTGAAGCCCACCGTGACCAGCGGGAAGATGGCCCCCGACAGCGCGGAAATGTCGATCGACCCCCCGAACGCAGAGCCACCGTCGTACAACTGCATGGTCCGCGCGTCCGCGTCAAACGCGACGCCGATGACAGCCCCGGTCGTGAAGCTATGGAGCACTCCTCCCGCACCGTTGTGGTAGAGGTTGCCCCCGTTGCTGGACAGGCCCCACCCATTAGCGTCACTCCCGGCATAGCTGGAGAGAGTCGCCGTCGAAGTGCCCAGGCCGATCATCACGTAGTTCGCGGTGTCCGTCACCTCGAAGTACCACTTGCCGGTCGTCTTGCTGATCGTGCTGCGAACGCTCGCCCAGCCGCCGCCGCTGGTGTCGGTGGCAACCAAGTTGCCACTACTCAGCGTGATGTTCGGGCCTTTGTCTGACGGATTGAACGGCATGGC